GCTGTAATCGGGTTATTCTTTTTACGTTTTACTGCGTCTTTAAGATCGTCTTCGGCGGATAGGAACTTGCCAACATGGCCCACCATATCCTTAACTTCACGCCCATTTTCAAGGCACTTCTTTATAACGCCATAAGCCGCGTTCGCCGCCATGATGGTTTCGAGGACAGCCACAGGCTAGCCCCCTTGTTGCATCTTGTCACGTTGGACTTGAATACGCTCACGGTTCACATCGTTTCTATTGTCTGCGATCTCCTCCGAGCTTTCGATCCTCGCTGCTGAAGACGCCGCCTGCTGCTGCATCTTCTGAAGCTCGATTAACATATCGCCTTGGTCTTCTTCAGTCTTACGCTGCAAGTCTTGCTGCTTGATCGCCAACTCCTGCATACGAATTTGCACCAATGGATCGCTCATGGGGTCGTTCCCAGCAGGTAGTAGACCTGGCAGAATCTCCGACATGATTTTTTCCATCTGCAACGAAATCAACTGCTCCATCTGAGCCGGATCCTGCATGTCTTGCTGCACTTTCATGATCTGCTGTTGCGCCGCCTGCGGGTCAATAGCCCCGCTTTGAGCCGCTAGCTGGGCTTGAGCAATGATAGCCTCGATCTCAGAGCGAACCATCTTCCGAGCCTTCTGAGAAACGTGCTCCATAACGTGAGCGTAGAACGTGCCCATCACTTGAGGAGACGTGGAAACCAGCGGAGTCTTCATAAACGCCATGTGCATCCGAAGGTGCGCGTCGTGATCCTGATCTGGGAACGTGTTTAGAATCTCACCCATCAACGCACGAGCGTTCTCAATCGCAGGATCAAGCGGCTGTGGTTCAGCAGGGGGCGGCAGAATCTCATCAATGTTCTGGACTTCAAGAGCCTGATACATCCTACGGTACGCCGCGTTCAAGTTGTGCAACTGCGGGTTAGACTGAGCCAACTGCAACTGCGTCTGAGCCAATGTAACACGCTGCGCCATCGAGAATATATTCGGGTCACTGACTGGGATAACGTCTACACGTCCATCAAAGTCCGTCGCCATAATCATGCGATCACCGCCAACCACGTCATATGGGTAGCCGTCATCAGGCATGTTGTCCCTGAAGATCCGAGCTAGAACACGGAACTCTTGGCGTTGTGCATAATGCAGCCGCTTGTGGATGGCGGACATAACTTTCATGCCGCGCTCCAGCATAGCCACTGTAGTCCCCACAGGAGCCGCTGAGTTAGTGTCCCCTGTCTGTTGGTCTGCCAGTGACACAAAACGCCTTCCGCCCTCTATGAGGACGCCTAGAAGCTGCGCAAGAGTAGCCGATGGTTCTTTGTACGGCAGTGGGATAATCGCATCCCGTATGTTGCCGCCGGGAGCGTCAATGTCTCGCCATTCTCCAGGCTGTAAGGGCTCATCGTCATTTCGAACCCTTACACCCCGAGCCTTGAACCCAGCAGGGAGGTTTGCCAAGGTTCCGGCGTCGATCAACTGGCGAAGAATACTCGTAGCAGCGCGGCCCAAACCACCAATCATGTGGATCAAACCAAAGCCGTAGAACCCTAGACCAGGCATAAACTTGTAGTGGACGAAGTATTGCTGCTTCTTAGCAATCCCACCGCCCTCTTCAAAGTTACGACGAACAGACAGGATGTGCCCCGAACCCTCATCCAACGTAACAATGTACGGTATAGCTACTCCGGTAGGCTCTCCATCAGGAGCCATATCCTCAAATCCCTCGATGTCTAAGTCCACATGCATCTCAAGAATAGTGTAAACTTCGTCTGAGTAAGTACGCGACGTGCCTTGTATCTCGTCAACCTTCTGACGAACATCGCTCTCGTGGTTAAACGCGCTTAACTCTACGTCTCGGTAGAAGCCAGCTAACTGCATCTTGCGGATTTCATTCCCATCCATGCGAAGAACATGCGTAACACGAGAAGCTGTCGCCAGATCAGAGGCAGCGTAAGGTACAACCAGATCCTGTGCAGGGATAAACTTGGATACAGCCCGCTGTTTTGCCTCGTCAAAGTAAACTTTCTTAAACGTAGAGCCAGATAGCGGTAAATAAAACAACAACTGGTCCATGTCTGGATCAAACTCTTCCATGACCTCCATAATCTGGTAGTTCATGAAGTCTTTAACCCGAGCAGCCTGTTCTTCCCGAGCTACATCCTGCAAACCCAAGACCTGAGTCTTGACTGGGCCACCAGATGGCAGGAGCTCCTTGTAGGCCTGTGCCTGAAACTGTGTGACGCTCTCCGCGATCAACGGGTGAGTAACCCCCGATGCCCCTTGAAAAGGTTGTGTGCGCTCGTCATACTTAACGCCAAGCTGGTCTAGACCCTGAGTGTAGGTTTCTTCCCACTCGGAACGAGACTCCATGTCATCTTCATAAGACGCCCGAAGGTCAGAAGATATCTCCCCAAGGTAGCCATCCTCCAAGAAATCAGCCAGGTTAGCGTTGTGAGGGATCTGTGCTTCTTCCTCGGCTCCCTGAATCGCCTCTGCCAAGGCTTGAATAATTGCGCCACCCTGACCGTCGTCTAGAACTTCGGCACCACCAGCAAAATCTTCAGGCTGCGGTACGGAAATATCTACCGAAGCCTCTGTCGGCATCATGTCTTCAGGGGAAATTCCAGAATCTAAAAGTGGTGGCAAAGCCATTAGTAATACTCCCGCTTACGGCGATATTCGTTTTCTTCTTCTTCCTCACCATGAAGGGATATAAACCCACCTTGGCGAAAACGCATCAATGCTAGTGTCATGCTATCACAAAAGTCGTCGTGATCTCCATTAGGAAATGAAACAACTTCCTCTATGACTTCATCAGCAAACTTCTTGTCCTTTGGGGCCCACACTACACCAGCCTCGAACAATGGCGCAACCATGTGCATTCTCGTCACCTTATCACGTCCTTTGCCCGGCGAGAAGCCCAAGGCTGGTATTCCACGCAGACGCAACTCGTCAATCAAGGGCGTACCCGAAGCTTTCGCCTCGACCAGAACCATGTCTGGCTCCCAATACTCGTGCTCTTCAAAGGCTTTTTGCTTTAGTTCGGGGAAATTCCACCTACCGCGCTGCGCATCCATCAAAATTAGGTGGTCAGGCCCCCCTTCTTCGGGCTGAAAGACGCCCCAAGTGGTGATCGCAGAGTAATCCGCCGTTTCTTTCTTGGAAAACGCCGTGTCATACGCCTGAAGAATGTACTTAACAGGGGGGATCTTCTCTTCTTCCCAGTCCTGCCACCACTCACGCTTGATTATAGCCGATTCTGATGCCGTAGGGTTCTGCTGCCACTGCGCATTCCACTTTCCGACAGGCAAAGACGCCTTGATCGAAAGCAAAGCGTCCTTATCCCAAAATTCCGGCCACAATGGATTGTCACTCGGCAGTATCGCAGGAAATTCCACAACCTCCCACTGGTCAGACATGATATCACTGCCCTGCTGGGCCAATAATCTGCCTGTCAAGTCTTTTTTACCCCATCGGGTCATAACCAAGATGATCGTTCCACCCGGTTGAAGACGCTGACGAGGCCCAGAAGTGTACCATTCGTAGGCATTGTCGAATGCGCTCTCGCTTAAAGCGTCCTGTTCCGAATGCGGGTCATCAATGATAAGTAAATCCGCTCCGCGACCTGTAATCGCCGCGCCAACGCCAGCAGCAAAGTACTCCGCGCCTGCTGTAGTGCCCCATTTACCCGCGCCCTTGTTATCTTCCTTGAGATTCGTGTCCGGAAATATCTCTTTATACGCTGGATCATCAATCAAATCTCTTACTTTACGTCCAAACCGTACCGCCAACTCAGTGTTGTGCGTAGCCTGGATAATCTTTAATTTCGGATTGCGGCCCAAAAACCACGCTGGCATCAAAAAACTTGCGAACTCCGACTTGGAATGTCGAGGCGGCATGTTGATAATCAAACGCTTGAGCTCTCCTCGCGCAACACGTTCAAGTTTTTCCGCAATAACCCGGTGATGACTGCCCTCGATGAAGTTCTCATACACATGGTGCGCAAACGGCATGAACTTCTCATAAGCTTCTTCCCGTAAATCAAGCCTTTTCTTGGCCTCGGTTAAGGCCAAGATTTCTTTTAAAGCTTCTTCAGGTAAGGCTTGTAAGTTCATACTACGCGGGTCGTTGGAGCAACTGATTCAGTAGTCGATGAAATCTTTGTCTTGCTCTTCTGACCTGGGCCCACTCGACCTCGGTTGCCTGCAAGGCCGGATTCTGTGTCCCTACCAACTGATATAGCCCGTCGTTGTTGAGATGAAACCACTTTAGTAATCTTCTGGCACACAGGGCCATCTTCAGTAATCACAAGCTCGAAACCTTCTGGACACTCGTTGACTATGTTGCCGTCTTCATCAGTGCTTGTAATTACTGGGACAAAGATGTCTGGGACTTGTGGATCTGGATCTGGATCTGGATCTGGATCTGGATCTGGGTCCGCGGTTACCACTTCTTCGTCTTCGATGATAACTTCTTCCTCTGGAGGTTCTACTTCTGTCAGCACTTTGGTATCAACGGCAGGAACAACTACTGTTTTAGTTTTAGTATCCGTAGTCTGATCCGTTAAGACACCTGATATTTCCGTGGCAGTTCCATCGATTGTGTCGTCGAACACTGTGACGGCTGTTGTATCCGTATCCGTATCCGTGTCGCCACCTACGGTGATATCAGTCGTTGGAGCAGTGGTTAGATCAGTCGTGCCATCAACCAACACGTTAGTTGTTCCGTCTGCGTTTGTTGTAATATCCGTTGTTCCGTCGTTAGCAACTGCGAGGTCTGTACCCGAAGACGTGTCAACCGTTGGAGCAGTGTCCACAGTCGAAGCCACTGGCATATCGCTAGCGGTTCTAAGGAAGTTGTTATACGCTGCTTGGCCCGCTGCTTCCGCTTGCGCATCGTCGCCCGTCGCACCCTTGGCAGCAGTATACGCCGCCTCTTGTGCTTGAATCGCGCCGTAGTTAATAGCCTGCTGTTCAGGAGAATTGTCCATAACCGCTGGAGCAGTGTCCGTCGCCGGAGCTACAAACTTAGCGTCCACGACACTTGGAGTGCCCAGCGTGGAAATGCCGCCAAGACTCGGTGAAGAAAAGGGTGCCGAGGTGAAATCTGGACTTGCGATGCTTAGATTAGAACCCTGTAATGCAGGGGCAACCGTCTGAACATCAATAGGCGTAACAACCTCGTCAAACACTTTAATCGCTTGGTCAAGGTCTTGACCTACGTCCACAACCGAGATCCGCCCACTTGGAGCCGTTAATGTAGTCGTACCGTCAGGATTTGGCTTGACCGCGATATTGCTGCCGCCAAATTTGCCAGTAGCCTCATCGTCGAAACTTGGCCCAGACGGGGATTTAGTCATAATCTCGCCAGTAGATGCGCCTTGAATAGCAGCTATCTCCGCGGCAGTAAGTTTATTGCTCGTCGCCGAGCTAACCATGGACCCAAGTTCGTTCATAGACAGACCAGTAGCCTTTTGTATCCGCTGTAGGATACCGACATCTACAGTGCCCGTCTGGCTAACCTGATCGTTGATAACCTCTTGAGCCGCCATGGTCTCCATAGACGTTGTCATCGGATCTCGTTGATCCGTAATAGCTGCTGCTGCGTCATACGAACTAAGAACCGAGGAGCTTGCAGGATCACCCGCTGTCTCAGACTGAGTCGGGTCATAAACCGTGAACTGCCCCTCGATTGTCCCAGGATTGCCTGCACTGCCAGGAGATCTCGCCTGATTAAACCCAGGAGTAATGCCCGAAGTGTCCATCCCGCCGTAAGGGCCGACAACAGGCTGACCCATTAGCACCGCTTCGTCCGCCGCGGCTCGACGCTGACTTGCAGTTAAACCTTGAGCCCCGCCAGCCACAACAACTGCCCCAGTGCCCGCGACACCTTCAGTAAGGGCGTTGCCAACAATGTTCTTAGTGGGGTCGAACTCCGTGCCTAAAACATTGTTTATAGAATTAATCGCTTCAAACCCCTCAAAGGCACCTTGTGCGCCCTCTACTCCGGCCTGTTTAAGACCCTGTTTCGCCACTCCGACGAGGCCAGGTTTCATGCCGGGGATAAAACCTTGTACCGCACCACTCGCGGCTATTTTCCCGTAGCCATCAGAATAAACTAAATTCTTTACCGCAGCCAAAGCATTGTCAACATCCCCGTTTTGGGCTGCTAGAGCATCCTTGTATACTTGGTTATCATCCAACAATCCGTCAACATAAGCTTGGTCCACCTGTGTAGAAATATCAGACTCGAACCCAGTAAGCTGTTCCCCCGCGTTCAAAAATCCAGAAGCAACTCTAGTGATAGGGGTGGCACCCAATGCAAGATCAACCCC